TGGAGGTTCGGCAACTGCAGATAAAACATCAAATCGAAAAAATTATCAAAAAAAGATTGACAAATAGTAAGGAATGTTGTATAATACATGAATAATTTAACCGGAGATCTATATAATGAAATTTTCAAATGAAACCCTGACTGTTCTTAAAAGCTTTACAGCTATCAATATATCTATCCTTTTGAAGCCAGGCAAAACTTTAAAGACAATTACTCCAGAAAAAACTCTCATTGCAATTGCAGAGATTCCTGATGAGATTCCAACACAAGCTTGTATCTATGATCTATCACGTTTTCTTTCGATTCTGAGTCTTTATAATAATGCAGAGGTAGAATTCGTAGATAAATACTTTATTATATCTGAAGGCAAACAGCGGACTAAATATGTTTACGCAGACGTATCAATGATCCATACTCCGCCTGAAAAAGATATTACTATTCCATCGAAAGATGTTGTTGTTAACGTAAGCAACAATGATCTTTCTTCAGTTCTCAAAGCTGCAGGAGTATTACAATTTTCAGAGATTGCATTTGTAGGCGATGGCGACAAATGCTATCTGAAAGCTATCGATAGTTCCAATGAAGGCGCTGATGATTATGGTGTTGAAATTGGCGAGACTACCGATACATTCAAGGTTATCATTAAAACCGATAATCTTAAACTAATGCCTTTGGATTATCAAGTTACTCTTTGCTCAAAGGGTATATCTGAATTTAAAGGTAAAGACGTCACATATTACGTGGCAATTGATTCTAAGTCGACTTATAACAAAGGGTAAAAAAATATGAATGAGCAAATGATGGGCCAGCAAGGTCAAGAACAAAAAGTAGCCATTAATCTTGGTGATCTTAGTACGGTGCTACAGTTGATCGATGTTGTATCAACTCGTGGTGGGTTTCAGGGCAACGAACTTGCAGGTGTAGGCATGCTTCGCAATAAAATTGAAGCCTTTCTTCGCCAGAATGCACCTCAACAAGATCCTTCTGCAGGTCAGAACGAAGTTGATGTTGCAATGCCAGCACAAGGTCCTTTGGCTGACAGAGTAGTCGGTTAATCCGATTGCTTGACCTTTATCGAGCTAGGGGGGATCTTTAAGATCCCCACCTTTTGAATTTTTATATTATGATTATTATTGGTGAACTATGTCTATTGATTCAAAATCAAATGAAGTATTATTTGTAGAAAAGTATCGTCCTCAACGCATCGATGATACTATCCTGCCTGAAAAAACCAAGGCAATGTTCAAAAAGTTCGTTACTGACAATAATGTACCAAACCTTCTTCTTACTGGTGGTCCTGGTGTAGGTAAAACTACAGTAGCAAAAGCCATGCTCAACGAAATGGGTTGTGACTATATTGTTAAAAATGGTTCTCTTAATGTTAATATCGATACTCTACGATATGAAATTTCCACTTTTGCGTCAGCTGTATCACTACAAGGTGGTCGCAAATATGTAATCTTTGATGAAGCTGATTACCTGAATGCTGCAAATGTTCAGCCGGCTCTTCGTAATTTTATTGAGGAATATTCTTCTAATTGTGGCTTTATCTTTACTTGTAACTTTAAGAATCGTATTATTGCTCCTCTTCGTTCTCGATTATCTGAAGTTGATTTTTCTATTGAACAATCTGATCGTCCGCTTTTGGCAGCTCAATTCTACAAGCGTGTTCGTGCTATTCTTGATCAAGAAAATATTGGATATGATAATAAGGTTGTCGCAAAAGTAATTGAAAAGCACTTTCCCGATTTTCGCCGTGTATTGACTGAACTTCAGTCTTATGCAGCATCTGGTAAAATCGACGAAGGTATTTTTGTCAATCTCAAGCAAGAAACCATCGACGAACTCTTTACTCTACTCAAAGCTAAAAACTTTACTGAAATGCGTAATTGGGTAGCTAAAAATTCAGACCAGGATATGAACGAAATGTTTCGCCGTATTTACGATGCAGCTACGACAAAAGTCGAATTCAGAACTCTTCCTGGGTTTGTCGTAACAATTGCTGACTATATGTACAAAGCAAACTTTGTCGCAGATCAAGAAATCAATATGGTTGCCTTTCTGACAGAGGTAATGATTGAATCGGAATACGTATGAAGTTCATTTCAAAAACCCTCAAGTGTTTTAATTGCGACACGAAATTAAAAGAAAAGGAAGCCTTTACAATCAAGGTCGACACTCTTGAAGGTTTACATGAAATGAAAATGTGTGAAAAATGTGCAAAATATTTTGACGAAATTATGAAACAAGTGGAGGAGATTATTGATGAAAGAAATAAGCCCTTTTGATTTTATGAATGCCGTTTCTTTCACAAAGGAAGATATCATCCATAATAGTGAAAATGCAGAACTTACAGAAAAACAATATAATGCTTATATCATAAACAGGGGATTTGCAAATTTTCAAGATACAATTTTACATGCAAACGAAATGAATCGTAGACACGGTTTATTTCCTGCCGCTCAATTTGATTATTATAGAGGAATGCTTCGTAAGCGTAAACGGTTTTCCAAATGGCCAAAGGTAGATAAAAATGCCGATCTAGATGCGATCCAGATTGTGTACCAGTGTAATAGAACAATAGCCAAAATGTATCTAAGGGTATTGGATAAAGATCAACTACAGACCGTTCATTCACGTTTAGTAACTGGTGGTTAGAGATTATGAAAAAAATAAATAGTCTTTATGGTTTATTGCCAGTACCACTAATTACTATAACAAAGGTGAATATGTATTATGGAAAACGACGATATCTTCAGAGGAGTTGGTGTAGAAATTACATTACCAACACCTGACAGTTTCCTTAAAATCAAAGAAACATTAACACGAATTGGAATTTCTTCTCGTAAAGATAAAAAGCTTTTTCAATCGTGTCACATTCTACACAAAAAAGGCCGTTACGCAATTCTTCATTTCAAAGAATTGTTTATACTTGACGGTAAACACAATACCTTTTCGGACGAAGATAAAGCACGACGCAATACGATTGTGAATCTTCTTGAAGAATGGGAATTAATAAAGATCGTCGATCCAAATCAAACACAAGAACCGGTCGCTTCTCTTAATCAAATTAAAATCATTTCTCACAAAGAGAAGGATGATTGGGAACTTACTGTAAAGTATAATATTGGGAAGAAATGATATGGTAGCATATGCCTTAACAGAGCAAGACAAAATAAATGGAAAGCCTGGCGGTGGAGTTATACCTCATCGACCATCCTTGCTTCTACCTAATGTAAATGGAAAGGATATACTAGAATTCGGTAATAAGAAAAACAATTCCGGTCTTTATCGTGATGTTTATCTTGCTAGTGGTGCAAAAAGCTATCACTGTGTTGATCTAAACGGCAAAGACGGCGCTATTCCAATTGACCTCCGCAGTGAAACTTCTTACGAACAGATATGTGAAGCTACTGGGATAGATAAATTTGATATCGTAACTAACTTTGGTACAAGTGAACATATTCCAGTCCAAAGAACGTTTTATAAGTGTGTTCATAAGCTTACTAAAGTTGGTGGTCATATGATTCATTGGACTCCAGTTCAAGAAAGATTTATCGAACACGGAATTCACGGTTCAATATGGCATATGAATTTTGATTTCTTCGATCTACTAGCTGCAGCTAATCCTTCGTATAATATTGATATTCCGTGGACTGATACTTGGGATAAAATAGGAACTGCGAGAATACAATTAGTAGAAGATAGCGAATTTGTTTGGCCCGAAGGTTATGCTGACGGCTGGTACAATGAAACGTGGGAAAGATCTCATTGGGCTACAAAGTTTATAAAAGAAAATCCAGATAATTGGAAAGAGCAACTGTTTAAACCTATACCTTGAAGGCATAGGTTTTAAATATGACAAGAACTCGTTAGAACAAATACCGAGTTACTAAAAACAAATTGAGGTTTACATTATGAAAGCTGTAGAAAAATTTCCCATTAAAGTCTTCAAAGTAAAAGAGTATGCGCAGTTACCTGAGGTTGCTACTGAAGGTTCTGCGTGTTTTGATGTACGTGCTGCATTTGTTGCTGGAACTCGTATTAAATGTTACAATATTTGGAATAAACAAGTAGATGTCGCAGCAAAGATTATTGCTGGTAAAATAGCCTTTCAGATTCCTCCTGAGCACCGTGTGATGGTGCCTACGGGTTTGATCTTTGATATACCTGTAGGTTTTGTAATAAAGATGTATGTGCGTTCTAGCGTTGCACTAAAGAAAGGATTGGTACTGGTAAATGGAGTCGGTGTTATTGATAGTGATTACGTAGAAGAATCTTATGTCCTATTACACAACATTTCTGATAGTCTGGTGGTAATCGACTCTGGTGAAAGGATTGCTCAGTGTGAACTTGTAAGGTCAAATAATTATTCTATAGAAGAAATAGATGAAGCACCATCTCAAAAAACTGATAGAGCCGGTGGTATGGGAAGTACTGGTACTAATTAAAAAAAGAATAAATAAATTTTGTAGAATGCCGATTGGGTTCTACTGAATCGGTGGGTATATACCACCATAACCCTTGCTTAATAGGAGGTCTAAAATGACTTATTTGCAAACACATTATGATCCGTTCACAACTGTCGGATTTGATCGTATCTTCAATCGTATGGCAGCTATGCAGCAAACAGCTAAAGCTAGCACATATCCACCCTATAACATCACAAAAGAAAGTGAAGTTAAGTACATCGTTGAGATGGCCGTCGCTGGCTTTTCTGAAGATATGCTTGATATTTCTGTCAAAGAGTGTATTCTTACCGTTGAGGGTAAGATCGATCATAGTAGTGAAAAAGAGTACATTCACAAAGGTATTGCTGCACGTGCGTTCACAAGGGCGTTTACACTTGCTGATACCATTGTTG